GGTATTCTGGATTCGCCACTTGCTTTGGCATCATTGGGAAGCTTTCATCTATTATATCTGTTGGTATGTTTTCTACATCACCAATTAAATTATTTCTTTGCAACAATAGATCGTTTCTTAGTGCCGCTTTTTTAGAGTTAATATCACTATCGATATTGCCAAGTCTAAACTTTGCATTATTTACATCATCAATTGTTTTAATTACTGATGGGTTGGGGTCATTTGTTATTATTTCATTCTTAATGATTTTTTCAGCAGGTATAGCGTCAGTATTTAAAAGCAATGGATCCATTGTATCTGCTATTGCCATATCTCTTAACATTCTAGGGTCTACAACATTAGTCTCATCAAATGGAGAGTTCTCAATAATTTCTCCTCTTCTGATGTTTAGCCTGGCGATGTCTCCATCTCCATAAACTCTTCTATTTGTACCTTCCTGAACCATTCCATTCAATTCATCAAAGACTTTTTTTGGGTCATATCTCATGTACGATGGATTATCCTGAATCATTTTAGCAATGGCATTTATATCTCCAGACTTTGCTAGTTTTTCAAATAACCCAGAGTTTTTTGACACTGATTTTAAATATGACATAGCGGTATCAAGTGATACTTTTCCTGCTGTCACAGTATTTGGAACTGGTAATTTAGTCGCTATTCCGGCTTCAGCTGCCATTGCTGTTATGTTTGATGGGTCAGTCATTGCGCTCATAAACTGAGCAGCTTTTGGAAATCTAGATGATTTAATATTAATTGCTGGTTCTGTTTTTATACCAACAGAGTTATTTATATCTTTCATTAATAATGAAAAACCTGCTTTATCTGACAACCCAGGCTGTCTAAATTCAGCTAATGAATCAATCGGAGGTGTCTGTGACGTGTTCTCACCAACATTTTCAGCGATATATTTAAATGGTGCTCTTAATCCTTCTGTAACAGGTGTCAAAACTGTCGCAGGAACTTTTCCAAGGATATCCATAGTATCGCCAGCAACCTGATATAGGTTTTCTGGAGTGCTTATATCTCTTAGACCTGGAACATCTATCAGTGGTTTGTTTTCTAGATTTCTAGGGTCAGCCTGTGGTGCTTTTGCCATTTCTTTTATTGTGGCAATAAAGTCTTCTTCAGATTGAGCAAACTCTAAGGCACTATCATACGCGCCTTTCCCATGAATCGAGTCTATATGCTCTCTGGATCTATTTTTAAATTCATCCTGATCTTTAGAGGTTTCTAGGATGTAGTCTAGTTTATTCATTTTTTAACTATCTCCAATTACTTTTCCATTCACTTTTTGGTTTTTCTGACTCTTTATTGGACATAGTGTCTAATAGCTTTTGCCCAGATTTACTTGGAACTAAATTACTAGGAACATAGTTTTTCTTAATTGCTTCCGCTTCTTTTTGCTTATCAGACATAATCTGTTTTGAGATTTGTCTAAACGCATCTATTGCTTTTGGACTTGGTCTGCTGTTTAGCTTTCCAGATGCCCAGTCTTCAACCTGTCTAATATATGATTTAAACTCAACACCTCTGAGGTTTGCGTAGTCAGAGTCAGATACTCTTTCCCCGTTAATTGCCTTAACGATTCTATAGATTCCTGCTGCTGCTTTTTCTGGCGTTAGAGTTGGATCAGATAACATCTGATTAGCTGATCTAGCATTTTCATACGCTTCTACTGAGGCTGTAGACTTGTCTTTTGCTTTTCTGGCATCTCCTATTCCGGCTTGAGCCTCTTCTTTAGATATTCCGCCAAACCTATCCCCGACACCAGCCTTAGATGATACTGCCGCAAGCTTTCCAGTGTACTTGTCTCTTGCTTGGGTAATGGACCCACCCTGGAGTGTTTTTTCTCTTATAATATCATCGGTTTTAAATGGTAACCAGACTTCAGGATCAAGCATTTCTCCCTTGGTTGGATGGTAGTATCCACCACCGGCTGTCTTTGCTACCATTGTTTTGCCAGTAATTAAGTTTTTAACAGCGACAGGAGCAAACTCGCGCCCACCATTCACACCACCCAGCTTTGATTGATAGTATGGCTTTTTACCAACAGCGTCCCTAGTTAAAATATTCTCTGGCGATCCATTGTTGTCAATTACAGATATTTTATCTTTTGTGATTTCTTCTTGTTTTCCTCTTCCGACTGCATACTGATTCCCTTTATTCATAAGGGAAGTAGTTATCGATGGAGAAGCCCCACCTAACAATGCCAGGATACTTGGTCCAGCTGATGCAGCTAGATCTCCTAAGTACATTGCAGACTGCCCATCCATTGAGCTTGGCTGTCTTTCTACTGGCTCAACTGGTATTTCTTCTATCGGTGCTACTGGCTCTATTTTCTTCTGATATGTCCCTTCAACCTGTAAAGGCTCAAGATCCAATGGAGAATCCTCCATAACCGTTGGTTCTGACATTATAGGCCTTATTCGCTTTACAGCTAAACGCTTTCTTAGCTCATCATATCTATCTGGCATCATTTTTAACCTACTGTTTGACCTTTTATAATATCAAGTTTTCTTATTTTTTCAATTTTATCTTTTAAATATGGATCGATCTCTTCTTCTTTTGGCAATGAATCGAAGTGTTGCTTCATCATTCTAAGCTGATCATTTAGTGGTATCTTATTTAACTCCTCATAAACGGGTCTTTTTTCCAAGCCACCTAGTTCGTTATTCCCTACCCCAATAATTCTATTGGTAAGCCCTGGAACCGCTATTCCTTGCAGGGAATCCATCAGTCTTTTTTTATACAACTGCTCTAGTAGAATACCTTTATTTACGCTTTCTTCATCGTGAAACTTCATTAGAAAAACCTCTTAAGGTCAGGCTAGTTTTGTCTTTGTTTATTAGACAATAGTTTTTTTCTTCTCATCTCTTCTCTAGCATACGAGTCTTCTTCTGGGATGGTGTACTCTGTAACTCTTGGGGCTTTACGTATTCCCATAGTTTTATCACCACCATCAAAATTCATATGAGTGGCTGCCACTATATCTAATAGTTTTTTCTTTCTGAATTTACCTAACTCATCCAAGGAAACCTCCAAAAATACTTCCGATTAATCCTGGGTTTGCATTTGTAGTTGGAGACTTCATCTGAGCTATGGCAAGTGCTTGCTCAGAATTATCAATTTGGTTTGCCCCAGTAATTTTATTACCAATTGAATTTCCAAAAATATCTAATGATTCTCTTTTTGCTTTTTCATTGATTCCAGCCGCCGTCATACTAGCTGTTCTTCTTGCCTGCTCATTCATTGCTGTAGAGTCTACCCCAGATAGACCTGCTCTTGTCTGGTCTACTCCTCTTTGTTGGTTAAATTGTTGGTTATATAAATCAGCGTCAGCTACATTTTTTCCAACATTTGCCTCTACTAAAGAGCTGTATTTTTCATTTTGTTTGCCAAGATTTTCAAGGGTATTCCCGTAATATTGGTTTTTCTTTTGTCCTGCAATGTCCTTAGCTTCTGATGCTAATGAATTATTGTAAATATCAAGAGCACTTGCTGCTCTAGCGTTTTTTCTTTCGTTGCTTGCTTTGTTTATATTAGCAGCTCCACCGAGAATTGGACCGCCCACAACCAAATTAAGAGGGTTAGATGTTAAATCTTTAAAGAATCCCATGTATCACTCCGTTGAACTGTTTAAAGCGTTAACAGCAAAATTTAAACAATCTATATAATCGCTACTATATTTTAATTTCTTTTTCAGAATATTTCTACCATTAAGTGATTTAATCATGTGAAACAAAGCATCTGGCACCTGACTTTCATCAGAGATAAGATTTAACTTTTCACCAGAAAGCTCAGAATTTATGATCTTTGCCGTAAAGTTGTAGTTTTTGATCAATGATTCTTCGTTACTTGTGTATGGCAACTTAGTTTTAAGTAGTCTATTTAACATTCTTGTCGTTATCCTGGATAACTGTAGTCTGTATTTCGTAGCCACTGATGTTTAAATCTTCATCTATTATGTTATTTCTTAGCTCAAATGAGAATGACTGATTTAGGATAATGTCTAGATTTCTATGAATAGTTTTAATAGAGGCATCAGACATGTTTACCGTAAATGGACCTTTTACTTTAGATTCAGACCAATCCAAGAAGTATTTTAATAATACTGTTTGACCTGCATTGTTAAAGGCATATAGCCTAATGTCTGTGGCTTTTTTAAGCAATCCAGGCTCACTTAGATTGAACCAGGCAGATCTAATAAATGCATCGATTGCTACTCCAGAGTCATTAAGGGCACCATCTGCTCTAAAGTTCTTAGCTGTAGTTAATGAGAAGAATCTTAAGCTTCCTTGATTATCTACAGTTATTCCACTTTCTGCGTTTATCCCGCTCCAAATGTAGATGTTTTTGTATTCGTAATCAAAAACCACCATACCTTGGTTGGTCCAGAAAATATGCTGATCTGATGAGTTATTCATTACTGATCTTGTCAGTGTCTTATCTACGTTCACAAAGAAGGGGTCTAGTCTTGTAGAGATTTTTTCACATTTGTATCCGTCTATTCCGTAAATTCCATCTTGCCCCTGGAATAGTAATCCAGAATCTATAGACAAAATTGACTTTGATGATAGGCATCCTATTTCGTTACTTTCTATTTTTCTTAGAGCGTACTGACCAGGAATAAGAATACCATCAAGAGACCATATAGATCTATCTTTAAATGCAATAAGAGAATCTTTTACCCTTGCTAAAGCAGAGATTTCACCATCATATGTATTCCCAATTAGCTGCCTATTTGATTCGGAGAAGCTTTCCCCTAAATCTCCAGCTGATACGTCAGAATACATAACAAGATCGTTATTTGTGTAAAGTGTCTCGTTATTTTCAAAATCATAAAATGACAATGCCGGGGCACATACTAATTGATATCCGTATGTATAAACATACTTGCATCTTGGTGGCCTAAGTTTTGATGTTGAAAGATCATAGATATCTGATAGTAATATAAACTTATCTGGATCTACCGGATAGTATGAAACTACATTGGTGGATACATCGCTATATATGCTTTGGAATGAATATGAGAGATTCCCAGTATATCCTGTGGTCTCACTGTCAGATGTAAAGCATGCCAATGACAAGTGTCCTGTTAAGTCATAATCGCCAGTGCTTATGCAATCAAACTGAACCTCATTATCCCCAACGGAATCAGCTGTAAATGTAATCGTTTTTGCGCCTACATTTATAGACTCTATTACAAACTGAACAAAAAATGTTTTCTTTGATCCATTTATTGTTACTTGTAAGGTCGGTGATGCCAATTGCGTTCTAAATGTAACAATCGATCCAGGTTGGTAATCATCGCCTATTTTTACATAGTTCAATGTTCTGTTTGATGAGTTAATAAAAAATGGTGTAAAAGCTGTTAGGTTTTTAACCAAGAATCCACCATAAAACCCAGTTCCACCACTAAAGGTAGAAACGGTAAGTGTTCCATTTGCTGCCATATCTCTTACTATAGTAGCTGGTCCATATATTGTGTTGCCCTTTGCATCAATAAATTGATAGAAGAATAGCCCAAATTTTGATCCAGACGCGTATCCGGTAATTGTCGGAGTAGGCAAGCCTGCTCTATAAACGGCATTTCCATCGTATTTTGCAGTAAAGTTTGCGCCGTCTATGTGGGTAAAAATTGCCGTATTCAAGTATTCAGCAAGAGATATTCTTGTTTGAAGACCTGTATCCGCTGGATCTGCATATTTGTATATTGTCTTTCTAACGCCATTTTCATAGACAACATAATCGTTATCGTATTTGTGAAAGTACTGGTTTAATGACTTTATAAAAATTATATCATCGTAGTTGTTCTCAATGAATGATGGATCGTTTTCTGTACCAGGCCTTTTTACGTACTCGCCGTTTATATTTGCCATTATATTTCTAGAGTCAACAAGGTCTTTATCATCTCTTAAGAGATTGTTTGATTTTTGATCAACGCTTCCGACTCCGAATATTTTTAAACCCATTCTTTAAACTCCACAACAGGAGGCGTTACTGCATCTGAAGTATCTTCAGCGTACATTTCGGCAATCTGATCTAGCTGCATTTCAGAAAATGCCTTTGAAACAGGTATGTCAGAGCTAGACAATCTTGCATTTATAAGAGTCTCAAGAGCCATAATAAGAGGAGCCTCAAATTCATTTGGTAATGAACAATGAGTAGATGAGTACTCACCAGGAACAACAAACATTCCGACTAGGATATCAGTAGTATCTGATAGAGTCAGAGTATTTCCTGTTTGGCTTATGATAAGTTTTCTGGCTATAATTTCACCGTCAAAATTAACAACAGTGAAATAATCATCAACTCCAGTCATGTCTTGATATCCAACTGCAAGTGTTAATGTTGTAGGTGTTACAGCTGAAATCGTTCCGTATGATATACCAATTGATGGTGCTGTTCTTGTATATGTAACAACCAATGTTTGTGGCTGTTGTGGCATTGGGGTCAGAATCATTTTATTGTCACTTAGTAAGTATCCAAGCATGTCGCCTCGATTCTTATCAGTAATCCTTTTTATGTTAAAATAATTCGTATATAGACCGCTTATAACTTTTTGCTGTACTGATACTATCCCATTTGTAGCATACACGTTAAATGGTAGCTCATAGGTATCAATTCCCATTTGGGTGTCAAATGTAGATGTTGCTCTAAGAATCCTAGATGATACATTTTGGTTATAAATGTAGGCCTGAATAAACGATTGAGAACGATTTAACAGCCTAACACAATGGGCATCTGAAATTGCCTCTGCATCTACCGTATTGGTGTTTTGTTTTGCTTCTTTTATTAAATACTTTATTTGCCTCATGTTAAAAATCTCATACCTGACATTTTATTAAGCTGGGCAAGTCTTCCGTTTTTTATTTCTTTTGCTTGTTGGATTTCCTCTTGTTCTTTCTGAGCTTTTGCCTGCTGAGCTGCCTCAATCTGAGAAAGAATTAATCCACCACCAATTGCTGCTACGTTGCCAGTGGATGCCCCGCTTGTTAATAGAGATGTGGTTCCACCAGAAATTAGACCTCCAGATAAGCCACCACTCTGAGCTCCATATGCCGTAGCTTTAGCAACATCAGGAGACAAGAATGACTCTTGGCTTGCTGGTTGTTCTTGGGCTCCTTGATCGTTTTGTGGAAGATATCCAAATGAAGTATTGGGTAAGCCAATTCCGTCTTTTCCATACAAAAAAGAAGGGGTTTTATTGTTGTTGTATTCCATTATTTACTCTCTATTTTTTGATCAATTTTTTCTAACTGTTTAGTAATTATTAAATACTGAGCATTGACTGTATAAATAACCTTTTCCATGTCACTTTGTTTGCTTTTTATTTCTGATATATCTGCAAACGATTTTTCTGTTCTAACAATTAAGAGAGCAAGATATAAAAGAGCACTCCCAATGAAGCTAGTGGCTATTGTCTTAAAATGTTGCAAAACCCATCCTAGCATTTGCAAGAACTCCTTACTATGATTACCTAAAATATATCACACTGTATCTAAAAATTCTACCATGAATTTAGCGTACACCTGTGGCTCAATCCATTCATCTTTGTTGTCACAGAAGAAAGGCTCGACCAATATACTCTGCTTTACAGATGATAGCTTGTTTAATGAGAATCCGCCGTCCTCTCTAGGTCCAACCCATTTAACCCCATCATCTCCGCGAACGACTCTTTTGAACTTATCTGTAAAAGCCTTTGCAAAGCTTTTTGCTAAAACGGCAGATGCTTTATCTCCATCTAGCACAAGAACTTCACATCCCTTTGCCTTTTTATTATAAGAGTTTAAATGGAGCTCAATAGTAATATCTGGCTGCCATTCAACTGCCTTTCTTGCTACCCCAGCAATTCCAGAGCTTGTTCTATAGAATGTCTCAATCTTGTGCTTTGATGTCTTTTTTACAAACTCAGCAACAAATGTATTGTATTTCAACTCATCAGACCCATTCCAGGTACTAGCCCCACCATCTCCATTTCCATGTCCGATAATGATCGCTATTCTTTTTAACTTTATTGGCCTAGATGGAAAAGAATCAATCTCTTCCTTTGTAGGAATCTCTGGGTTTTTTACTGGATCAACCTTTTCTATTTCCTTTTTAGGCTGTGTAAAAACGCTTGCAATTGCTTCTAGTATGGCTATTAAAAATGCTTTCATATTTTATCCTTAAAATGCTCCCATACAGATAAATGTCACAAAACTATCTCTAGAGTCTCCAACTGACCCAGTAGAAAATGTTAATTGATTGCAGTCTCCGCAACCCATGCTTGCTGCCGAGGTAAAAGCCCCAGCAGTAGAGCTAAAGGCTGAGGCGGTGCATTTTAACTTAGAGTACGTTCTTACTGTGTTTATGTTGTAGCTTCCAGTACTATTTCTTCCAACACTATCAACTGCTGACCCAATCTGGTCAAGATAGGAACATGGATTTGCCGTACAAGAGGTTGTTCCGTTCCCCGTTCCAAATGTTCCAGAAAAAGACTCTACACGACCAGTGCCTGGAACTAATAATACACCAACCAATGCTTTATTCATTGGAGCAGAATCATAAGGAATTACTGCCCATGTTCCAGCTGTCGTTTGGAGTGACAAAAGCCTTCCAATCAATCTAATAGGAACATTTGTTCTTGCTGTTGCGCTATACAGAACACTTCCAGAGTCAGCAGCCCCAGCTCCACCCTCGGCAGTAGTTGTGTATAGAATTGACTCATCTAATAAAAGCCCAGACACAGCGAGCTCTACAGTTCCAGCATTATCGATTGCGTATAACCAAATGTTTTTAGCGATTCCGTTTGATGCACCAAGAGTAGATCCCGATGAAACTGTAATAGAGAGAGCTGATGAAATTATTCTAACTGTGTAAGATCCGCTCGACTGAGTTGATGATCTAAAGGCCACTCTTGTTGCACCACTAGGATCATTTCCCAATGAGTCTTTAATCATTATAGATAAAGCGTTTGATGCTACAGAAGTAGAAAACCCAAGATTCTCGACCGCTGAGAATGTATTACTTGATGCAGGTGTTGCCCATGTAGGTGCTGCTGTTCCACCTGCACTTGTTAGAACTTGCCCAGACGATCCATTTGCAAGCCTTGTTCCAGTTCCACTTGCTCCACCATAAACTATATCTCCACCAGTAGTCATTGGAGATAATGCGTCAAATGCAGATGATTTTGTTGTCTGACCAGTTCCTCCTCCAGCAATTGAGTTAACACCCAATGATAAGGTTGTTCCAGTATGTGTCCCTGTAAAATTAGGAAATCTAAACTTAAAAGTTGTAACATCATTGGCATCGGTTGATATCTTTGATGTTGTTGGAGGTAATCCAGCAAGAGACGTACACGAAAGTAAAAATGATAATAAAAAATACTTCATATTATGCTCCAAATATTACACAAATTTTCTGGTTAGTTCCTGCCTCAGAAATAACAGAAATATTTCCAACCGCTGAAAAATCTTCTGTCCTAGAAGGCTCCATAGATATACCAGATGTTGTAGTGGCTACTCCACCAATTTTTACTCTAATGTTTTCAGTATTGGTATTGTCTGTGCTTATTTTACACCATCTAGCATTTGCTGGTGCAATAAATGTTTGTGCTGTTGTTGTTAGGTTTGTTATTTCTTGGAATGTTGCTGCTAGTACCGCGCTGTTTGCCGTAACCGTTCCACTCACTGGAACTGGTGTAGCTCTTAACTCAGCATCTGTTAAAACTCCAGAAACTGGAACTGCCGTTGCCCTTAATTGTGAATCTGTTAATGGTCCACTAACAGGAAGCGCAGTAGCTCTTAATTCAGCATCAGTAACTGGTCCACTCACGGGAACAGGAGTTGCTCTCAGTTGAGAATCTGTTAACCCTTGAAGCAATCCAGTAACAACAGGAACTCTTCCACTTTCTAAATTTGGAGTCTTAACATCCAAAGAGTCTAGAACAGCTAGAGCATCCTGATCATGTGTAGCTAGCTCATTATTTGCCGTTATATCAGCATACAGACCTACCCCTGATCCAATTCTCATAGAATCGAATGAAGCACCTTCAGATGTCGTCTGGACGTTTATATCTCCAGCTGTGATGTTGATAACCTGTCCACTTACTCCGACAATCTCAACAGGAACAGCCACTGTGTTTGCCGCAACGCCTGTGTCTTTATTTACTGGCCTTGTTTCACCATCTTTTTGAATAAATATTTTAGATGGAAAGGCAATATTGTTAGTTACATCAGTACTGTCTTCTTCTACTTCGACTTCTACACCATCCAGGATGAACTGTGTAGGTCCTGGAGTAGCATTTACAAAAAGATTACCGTTTTCATCATATCTTGGAGTAACATGCTTAAGAATCTCTACTGTAGCTCCGTTGATTGCCGATCCTACCGGAACAGAAAGAATCACCGTGTCCGCATCAATAACCTTTATGATTGAAAATTCTTCATGGATAAAAACTCCATCCGAAGGCCTAACAATGTCACCCTGTTCTGCGCCGTGAGCTACGATTGTCAATTTTCTCATATCTGAAACAGCCGAAACCGTTTTTGTTCCCAATGAAAATGCGCCATGAATAACAACGTCTACAGCAGCTCTAAATCCAGGAATTTCCTGAACTGATACGTGCTTCATGTTGTCTTCTGAGTTTTCTACGCCAATTACTGGTGCTTGAATGTATAAATGAGATTTTGTACCTTTAATTCCGTCTGCCATGATTTCTCCTCGGGCTTAATGCCGTCTTAGTGAGTGATATGTTTAGACTATATTCTAATTTAAAATTATGTCAGGTCAATACAAAAAAGGCACTCCGAAGAGTGCCCCATTAAGAAAAGATTACACAGCAAGGTTTTTAATGTGACCTTGGAAAGTTGGAGAAATGAAAGTTTCTCCGTAGCAAGCATATCTTGCAGAGTAAGTATCAGCAGCATCTCTAAGGAATACTGTTCCATCTTCGTCAGCCCATTGAGCTCCTTCTGGTCTTAATCTGTACTCGATATAGTTTTTGTTAAGTAACCATAATTCAGAGTTTTTGATCATACGGTCAGGAATGATAGGTACTGGTCCAGAAGTTGTCATATATTCTACAGCTTCGAATCCAAACTGAGCTTTTCTGAAAGCTGGAGCAGCTGGAAGAACTACACTGTAACGTTTTTGATCTTCTGAAAGATCAAGAAGCTTAGAGAATTGCTCGTAAGAAGAAGCGATCATAGTGATTGCTTTTCCACAACGCTTTTCAATTTGAACAGCAGCACTGTTAAGCATTGCTTTAGTTACAGCAGCAGCTGAAGCGTCTTGAACGTACATTCTCCAACGTCTCTGAAGTGGGATGCTGTAAAGTGTTAAGCCAGTTGTTCCTGCATCGTAAGCAGCAGAAAGTTTAGAAACAAGGTTTAGACCTGTGAAGTCACCTTGGTAAGATCTTTGCATTGCGATACCAGCAGCAGCTCCTAATGGATCTGTAGCAGCTACAAGAGCAGCTAAAACAGCAGATGTACCAACTAATGAAATGTTTCTAGCAACAGGGTCTACAGCTACAACCTCTAAAAGGTTAGTTGTAGAGTCGCCACCTTCAGCCGTTCCGCCAGCACCAGTTACTAGAGATGTGATCCCTGTAACAACTTGTACTAAATCTCTTTCTTCAAAGTTTGCTTCGTTGAAGTTAGCAGCAACAAAGTTAACAATGTATGGTGAACCAGTAGTTCCAGCTCCAGTTACGTCAGCAGCAGAAGCTGAACCGTATCCAAGAATACCTGAACCATCACCAAAAAACATTCTTGAACGGTTGCGGTCAAAAGAGTCCATAGCGTCTTTTACTGGTTGATCCATAAATTTATAGAACGCACCTTCAGTTGTAGAAGAAGCTTTCATTGATTCACGGTCAACAGTTACTGTTGCATATACTTTTTTAGAAGTAAGGATTGAGTTAGCATAGTTACCAACACCTGGAACTGGAAGGACGCGAGATCCAACTGAACCAGAGAACCCTAATGGATTGTCATCGATAAGCATCTTACCAACGAAATCGTTTTTTGATGCAATTTGCATCGTTACTGGGTTTCCTGCGTTAAATACTTTATCCGCAAGTTTACCATATTTAATCTTGAAGCTATCGCTAGCTGTACTTAATGACCATACTGACATAATTATCTCCTACTGTTTCTAAATTGTTTAAAGAAAATATCATCGACTTCATTATCGATTTTACTGTCGTTTCTTTCTTTTTTAGGTGGGAGTTTGCTTTTTAATTTCTCAGTTATTTCTTTTTCTTGGATTTGTTTGTAACCCAAGTGAGACAAGACTTCATCATCTGTAGTTGTAGGAAATTCTAGAAAAATCCTAGCTAACTTTATTACGTCCGTCCCTGGAACTTTCTGAGCTATTACTTCCGCTCGCTCATAGAATGGCCTCTCTTTAGCCCATTGGATCACTTGCTCCGTTTTAGGTTTTGCAAGTCCAAATTTGCTTTCAAGTTCATCCGCCAGTTCAGAAAACTGCTCCTCAGACACCCCGTTTTGACGCTTAAGAGAGTTTTCTTCTTCGAGCTTAGAACGATATTCGTTCGCCTCTTGTTCTCTCTTTGTTAGCTTGTCGCGATCCTTCTGATACCACTCATTTTCTTTCTTAAGAATGAATGCCTCTCTGCCTACCTCATCCATATCCAAAAATCTTGCAACTTCTGGAACAAAATGGAAAAATAACGCCTTATCATATTCTCGGGTATCAAGACCCATCTTGTCAAGCAAATTGTAAACGCCTTCTGTTGGATTTTTCTCTGTGTATCCGTTTTTCTTAAAGTTATCAATTGCAGATGCGAATGATTCCTTAACTCCCAACATTTCACCTTTTATATATTCATAGTCTTTCGTGAAATCTTCTCTCTCTTTTTTTAGAGATGCAGTGTTCCTGCTATGCTCTGCAAACCTTTTGTCAATTGCTCTACTGGCAGACAGTCGCTTACTGACCTCTTCATCGTCAAGCTCTTCTTCTACATCTTCGCCATCAGACTTGTATTTATACTTCTTTTTAGCCGCAACCTCTTTTTCCTCTTCCTTTTTCTCTTCTTTTTCATCTTCAGAGTCATCTTCTTCCTTATCTTCTTTTTTTGACTCTTTTTTCTCAGGTTTTTTTTCCTTTTTTTCTTCTTCCTTCTTAATCCCAGACTCTTTTGGCTCAGAGTCTAATTGTGGAATCTCAGGTGCCTTTGCTGGAGCAGTTTCCTCATCGTCATCTGCCATCATGTTAAGCCTATCTCTTCCGTAGGCTTTATTTACACCTGTATTCTCTTCCGCTGGAGCATCAACATCTACTGCATCACTCATCATTGAATCTGTTCTAGTCGTCATTATTAGTTCTCCTGATTAATTTGTTTCTGTTGTGCCATTTCTTGTTGTTGAGATTCCATTGGTCCACCACTGACGGCCGCTGGTCTAGCAGCATCAGATGGAGTCTGTCCTGGCATTGCCGGAGCCGGAGCCATTAACGGGACCTGGTAAAAACAAGGATATTCGTTAAACATCATTATTCTCTGTTTAAAGGCAGGGTTCATCTGTGCTTTTTTCCACATCAAAAACTCCATACCTTTAATGTATGTAGAAAGCTCGCCAACGATTCTTTGATCTTCACCTTTATACTCTCTTTGTCTCAATGCTTTAATAAACATTGGGTATTCTAAAATGAAATCATCATACTCTTGTGGCACTGGACTTGCCGTACCATAAAGAATGTTCTGAATCTTAGTTTGAGCAGCTTTAAGTGATGAAATGTTTTCACTCTTAAATCTCTTGTCGTTACCAAGATCAAGAATCTGGGCTATCTGCTCTTTTCCGAACATTGGATCAGCTTGAGTCGCCGTATTTAAATCCAAAATAGCAGCAATCTTACCAGTCTTAGAGTCCGGTAATGATGAACTGTTCTCAATCCTAATATCAAACTCTCCACTGATATCCATCGTCTCTAGATCAGTAACCTGATAGACGTTATCTTCACCGAGATATTTAAGTATCCTTCCATCTCCTGGAGTATAAAACTGTTGAATACGCGATAGCATCATTTTGTAGATTTCAATCGTTCTTCTTTGTCTTTTGGCCATCCCGCGAGATTCTCTTTGAAGCTCTTGCTCATCTAGGAATTGAAGTGCAACAGCCGCCTTAATGCCCTTAGGTGGCTCCCCTCTAGAGATACCATATACCGCAGAACCCTTTTCAATAGACTTTTCAGTCCAATTTAAAAGATCCATAGATAATGGGTTTACGCCATTGAATGTAGCTAACGATGGTGCCACTGGTCCTTTGTATTCTAATGATGAAAACTGGTTTGATAACTTATTTGGATCGATAGATCCCTTTGGATACATCCATTTTGGAGAGTTGCTAAGTGCATACCCTCTTGCCATACTCGCAGAAACCATATCGTGGAGTCTTTGAAGCTTATCAATATTTGCAGTAAATGGACGACCAACAATCTCCCCGTTAGCATCAATATCAGTATCGAATACCACCGGAAGTTTTCCATCTCTATATGGATACTCTAAAGTCTTTTCCAATATAACCGTAGGAGTAGTTTTTATATATGCACCCTTTGGTAAAAACCTATTAGGTGGGTAGTAGTATTCTACTACCATCGCGTGATTGCTCCACTCTGCTCTTTCTTCTCTTGTAAAGTATGAATGATAAAATGAATCTGTTGCAGAGATATCATTTGCTTTTTCTGGGTAATCTGCCTTTAATTCATCAATATGAATCCAGCTAATGACAGTACAATCATCAACATCTTTCCATCTTTTTTTACCAAGCTGATAATATACCTTGTCAGGCCCTAAAACTTGGATATCCATATCACCTTTAAACACAGCTGGAATCGGAGTACCATCTTCATATTTAAGCTCTAAGCCCTGATCGATAGCATCCTTAAACAGCTTATTAATCCCACCAATATTCTTATTCCATGGGATATATGTATATGACTCGCCGGTTAAAAAGTTGAATCTATCCCCGTCAGCAAGTGTAGTCTCTAAATCAACCTCTTGCGCTTTTGCAGTTAAAATCTGCTTTGATGACTCAGCTCTATTCTCATCCGCAGTATCAATAGTCGCAGGAATTACCGTAATAGCAGGCTTAAATCTAGATCTCTGGGCAATTTTTGCCTCTACCATCTCAACAATAAAGTTATAAATAGATTTAGGTCTTCTAGCTCCATCATCATTCCCATCATTACCAATTCTCGACCTCTCAGTCGTATAATCAATCCCCTTATACATAGAATCTAGCTTTCTAATCATCTCCAAACGAGTCTGGCGTGACTTAAACTTAGTTTCCGTATCAGTCTTTACCCAATCCAAAACCTCTTGATCATCTTCAAGATTAATAAATGGAAATAATTTCTCATTCCCTGTACCGTAAAAATCATCCTCAAATGCATCCCAAATATTCTGTCTAATAACCCACCATCCTTAAATTATGTCGTATTTTTCTAGCTCATCATCCTGCTTTAGCTCTTTCTTAAGCTCTGGTCCCTGATCAAGTGGTACAAACTCCACCTTGTGAGTACTTTTCATAAACGATCTAAGCTCTACAAGAGCATAAATAGTAAATGGAAGCGTAATAAGTGCAATAAAAATACTAACCGTTGCGAATATAATCGTCAATGTCTCCATAGATGTCCTCCTCCTTATCTTCTTTAGTTATTCTTAATAATGATTCTCTTGGTTTCTTAATAAAATCTTCTAATGAAAGTGGTCTTGCTCCCTCAATCGTACCAAAATTTCCCAAATTCAATATGTACCTAAACGTATCAATTAAATGGTCGTTCTCTTTCACTATTTTACCTTTGTCATCCAGCTTATAATTGTCCATTTCCCAATAAAACTTCTCGCACCTATCACTAATAGTTACCAAATTACCCAGAAGTATATCTTTTATTAATGAAAGCTTTGTTTCTTTGTTTTTTATGTCTTTATGACATGGAAATAGACCATATGGATAGTCTGGATACTCGTATGAAACCTCAGATGCAAACCACGCCGCCGCATAGTCATAACACGCCATCCAATCATCATCATTTTTATTAATATCTTCCGCTTTACTGAGCGAAAGTGGTACAATTTGCCTAGTAGAGTTTTCACCTAACTTTGTCGCATATATCTCGTCTAAAACAATAATATTGCGATCAAAACGATGAATAGCAAGCAAAAGGACACCGAAGCATTTAACTGAGCCTGGGTCATATCCGATGAAAAAATCATAATCCTTTCTATTGGCGTGAATGTGTGTAATAAGCTCATCATGAGGCCTCACCATGCTCTTCTTGAGCATGGGAAATATATACTTCTTACCTATCTTAACCCTTTTGGCTAAATATTCAACTTGATAAACATCGTATTCTCCACGGTCCTTATGCTCTTGCTCTTTTCTTGCCAAATAATCACTAGATATATGCGGATTAACGTGTGATGGGAAATTAAAATATGCCCCTGTAGAAGATTGC